GAGCAAAATCTTGACTGTGCGAATACCCTGACTTCTCCATTGCCATTGAAAACTTCTGCAGCAATGGAATGAGCATCGGATCGAAGTTCATTAATGGGCCCTGAATTGGGCCCTGCTCAAGATGCCACCTCAATTCAAATACCACCTCGGCAAGTGGGGCATTCGGGAGTCGCCGGATCTTTACATTTTTGCGGCGAGACGCCATAAGAGATTATAACCACGTTGGTGTACAGTGCACGAGTTTGCTCCGATCATGATGCCAATTTCGCCCAGATCTCAAGCAACCGCCGCCTCGGCTGGAAGGCCTTCTACCCGCCCTTATCCGGCGGGATAAGTGAACAACGCCAGCTCTTAATCTTGGAGTCTTTGGGAACGTCGTCAGGGGCACTAGCGAGGATGTCTGCGACGTTCGGTCCAGCTGTTGCGTTGCATCGTTCGAGGGTATGGATATTACGGTTGAAGATTGTGTACTGATTTACGTTTCGGGAGTTTTCCAGCTCAAGAATTAAATAGACGCCCTCTGCTTCTTTCCTCTCAAAAAATGGGACCCATCCATAGACTGGTTTGAGCGACGCTGGGGCAAAAGCGGCTATAAAGAAAACCGCTACGCCCGCCAGCGAAACTATGCCAAGGGTGCGGTGTTGGGCAGTAGGCTGCTCCGGCCGTTCTTTCATCCCATACGCCGGCACGGCTCCACTGTGGAAAAACGCCGCTATCCAAAGAGGCCATGTTGGGACGTCTGGCCTACCCGCAGAGAACCATCGCAGCAGCCCAACAACGAACACTGCATACGCCCCCACCACATACGATTGCCCCAAAGCGGCAAGGATGAAACCGAACACCCTAACGGATGCGCTTTGCGCCTTTTGTCCCGCCGCAAAGAGCATCGCACCTGGTGCTCCCGCGAGGCCCATGATAACCATCACAATGGCCACCGCAATAAGCCCCACTGTACAAGCCATGAACATGATTAGTAGTGATAAGAGCGTGTTCATCTAATCTCCCGGAAAACGCGGCGCGTCCGCCGAACCGATGGTTGGTCGGTGCGACTATTACAGCGTAAGGCCGCCGAGAATTAGACCGCACTTTACGTCCGAGACCGCTTCAGCGCGAGGAAAAGATACAGTGACAAGATACGAACGCGTATCGCGACGTTACGATGATCCAAACTTCAGCCAGACATCGAGAGCTCGCGAAGCGGGTTGAAACGCGATCATGACCGCGTCGGCCAGGTTCGGCGATCGGGTTCCGGCAGGCGCTTTGTCCACACAAAGTTTGCCAACGCCATTAATTGCATACGTCGGCTGTGACAGCTCGACCGCCAATGCCGTCAGCTCTTCGAGCTTGGGATCGATGCTGATGATGTCATCCGCCTGGTATGGCAGGCGCTCAACTACCGCGCGGTAGGTGGCCTGAAACCGTAGTCGCAGCGCCCACCATGCCTGCGCCTTGGCGTTCAAAAAGTAATCTTTGTTCTTTCGATTCTCGACCATCTCGCCTTCGGGGTCGAATACTGCGCCGCTGCCCCGGAATGCCTCATCGCGAATCTGCGGCTGGCCGGTCGACTGACGTCGCTCATTGATACTGTTCGCGTCGCCTCGCACGCCTGCCCCAAGCCCATCGGCATCGTAATCGAATGATTCGTACTTCATTTCATCGCAGATCGAGAACGCGCGCAGCACGGTCTTGTATATGTCGGAGCCCTTGCCTGACCATGAGCGTACGCACTCGAGAAGGAACCCATGGCGGCCGGCGAACGCATTGCGGTCGATACCTTCGTCAGCGACGTCAAGGCCGGCGTATCGCGCGCCAGTCGGCTGAATGCCGAGCTTGATATGTGCACCAATGGCTGCCTGCACCCACGCCGACGGGATGAGAATCCCCTCGACCGCCGCGGCGTAGTTGATATCGATCTCCGCCGCAACCGTGATGGGATCAAGCTCTGTGCATTTTCGCGCGTACCATTGATCGTCCTTGCGCGGATCATCGCGCCAATGCATCGTGAACACGCGAACATTGCCGCTGTAACGCTTAATGGCAAATGCGTTGGCGCGGCCGTTGACCGATGACATGTCCTGGCGGCAGTCCGTTGTCGCCGAGAGCGATGCCTCAATGAGCGCCGGGCGCTCGAGGTGCGCAGCTTCATCAACGAAGTAGATCGCAGTACGGCCGCCGCGCCCGATGCCATCGCCAGCTTCGCCAACGATGGCCGAATCAGTGTCGGGAAACAGAATCCGCATGTGCGGGGCATGCTTCTTGATGTCCCATGAGCCCCGAAACTCACGCGGCAAGGACTGCAGGAACGTCCGCGCTTTGTAGAAGAGGCAATTCGGGTCGCCCAGCGAATCGATCTTTACCTCTTTCGCCGAGCCGAAGCCGATCGACATGCGCTTGTAGAACAAGCAAAGCGTGCAGGCGAGCGCAATCGCCATCCAAGACACGCCCATGTCACGTGATTTTTCGGTAAGGCCTGGGACGTTGTCACGCCAACACTGCATCACGAATTCTAGCCATTGGCGCTGCCGCGGAAACAGTACGAAAGGGAGGAGCGCCGGCATGCCGCGCGAGAGGCAGCGCGGATCTTCCGTGACGCCAAAATCATGCACAAATTGCACCGGATTTTCTCGATAGAAAGCCTTGAGCACGGGCAGACGCTCGGGCGACGCCCGCAACTTCGCCAAGCGCCTGGCGCGGTCCCTGAGAATCGAATCGGGCGCGCGCCAATCGAAAGGCGCGCACGGCGCCGCTACGCAAGAAGGCCGCGCAAGATCCACGCCGGCATCGGCACCGGCCGGCGTGATGAGTTCCGCTTCCACTGGCTTTAACGGCGGTTGTCCGCCCAAAACTTCTTATTCGCTGCGTTGATGCCCGTGGTCAGATCGCGCATCGCCGCGGCCTGCTGGGCGCCGTCGCTCATCTTGTGACCATCATTTGTCACATACGCGCCAGAGTTATCTACTTTCCAGCCCTCTTGCTCACCGTAGGCCATAATCTTTCGGCCCACCGCGTCGCGAACGGCCGCGGGCAGCTCGTCGACGCTTTGCAGCGCTTGAGCGATCCCGTCCCAGATGCGCCCGAGGGCGGCGGGGTTGTAATTGGCGGCGCCTGCTGCAGCAAGCTCAGCCGAAGTTACCGGCGACAAAAATGTGTCGCGAGTCCGGTGACGAACGGGCTCATCCTGAACGCGAACGCCGCGAAGTATTGTAGTGGTCATTTGTAATGCTCCAGAGTGTTGATAGACGGTCTAAATTTAGAGCGCGGTTCAGCGCTCCGAGTTCAAAGAAAAGGCACCCGCCCCAATTCGGAGCGGGTCGCTGGCCACCAAGGCAAGATCGGAGGAAAAATCCTCGCGCCAGCATTCGCCGTTGTTAGGGACACGGTCGAATTGTCCCGCCGCTTCCACGCACCGCAGCGGCAGCGATCCCAGAGCCCACCTGAAATCGCCCTTTGATTCGAAGTCATGCAGCTTCAGCTTCTGACTGAGAGTCCTCGCCAGCGATCAGCGCTGCAAAGCGAGCACGCCAATCGTCCACGAGTGCCGCGATTCGTGCTTGATGTGGTCCGGAGTCCGCGACCATGGATCCGTAGTGGCTTGTTTCACCTGGAGCCGGTCCGGCAAGAGCTTTGAGAGCTTGATGTGAGCACGCGAGCATGTTTGCAGCGCTCGGCGATGCCTGCCCAAAGGCGATCATTCGCTCGCGCATCGCGATCACGTGAGACTGCTGCTCAAGGATCTTGGCGGCAAGTGCTTCGATCTCCTGCGCAGCGATCTCATTGACCACGATAGTCACCGCAGTCTCTGCGTCCCGGAGATCACGCGCGCACTGTTCGTGCTTCGCTTGTACTTCCGCGGCCGCCATCTCAATGATGGACAAGGCATCACGTGCTTCCGCTAGTGCAGCCGCGAGCCCCTTATCGGGAGCCACTGCCAGCTTGCCAATCGCGCCGCCGTTCGCGAGTGCTGAGGCGAGCGTGGTTGCTTTTTCTGCGTCGTCAAGCATCACAGCTTGTTCGCGACGGCTCTTGGCGTCGCGCTGAGCCTCGAGAGCCCTGAGTGTGCGCATGCACGTCTGTTCGGATTGAGCGAAGCGTGCGTGCTTCTCGGCGCGGTGCGTGTGCGCGTGTTTCAGCGCGGCGAGCTTGTCGTGGTCGACTGGGCTTTGTTTCGTAGTCATATAGCGGTTCTCCTGAGTAGGCGGCTTCTGGAACTATTGCTCTCGGCTTGGGCTTCACGAATTGCCAGGCGGCGCATTCGTTTCGCGTATCGGCGAGCCCAACCGGCGTGACGTTTTCTCATGCGCTGCCACACGGACTGCAGAACGCCAGCGCGGCGCGCTGCCAAATCGATGTAGTGAACTGCCGCGCGGCTTCGCCTTGAAGAGCGCGACCGTGGTCCCTGCAGATTGCACAAAGAGCCCACGGGACGTCCCGGCTCAGCACGCCTCGCACGGCGATAACGGCGACGGTTTGGCAGGCGGTGCAGCGATCGATGGCGCACACGTCATTCATAACGAGGGACCAATGTGGAGTGAGATCGCCCCCTGACAGCCGAAGAAAACGCCGAGTGGAGCGGCGCCAAAGATCGGGCGGCCAGGGGGGCGAAAAGGGGATCGCGCTTCTGCCGGAGGAGAGCCACGTCCGGATGAATGCGGGCCGCCGTGGCAGAGGCCAGCAGAAGCGCGAAAGGAGATCGCCCCGACGTTGGGGAAGGTCCGCGCGGCCCATGCCAATAAGCAACGCGGCGAAACCCAACGACGGAGCGAAGGGGGAAGCGGCCCGCGCGGATGCGAGGCTGCGGAATGGTTGACAGGCAGATCAGCGCGGCGAGCGCGCTTGAGGTTATGCGGCTTTGGCTGCCGGCTCGCGAAGAACGCGCAGCACGGTGCTGACTCCGACGTGCAGAGCCTTCGAGATCTTGAGCTTGCCGTTCTTCGGCTTGCCGGTGCGAGGATCGGTAGCGTACATCTTGCGAATCCTCCGCTCGACCGTGCCGCTGACCGGTGGCCGGCCGAGCTGCTTACCATGTGCACGAGCGCGTGCGAGCCCGGCGTTGATTCTCTCGATGAGCATGTCGCGTTCCATTTCGGCGACGGATGCCATGATCGTGAGCACGAGCTTTCCGACCGGTGTCGACGTGTCGAGCTGCTCCCGGTGTAGATACAGCGCGACTCCCTGCTCGGGTAGGTCCGCGAGGAA